GCGCTCTCCGTGTTAACGCCAACCGTTACTACAGAAGAGTACAGGTTACCAACCTTATGTGAGTCTCTCTCCGATTCACTCAGACCCCCGCAAGGGGGTCTTTTTTTATCTAAATACAAATAAAAATGTCTTTCACATCAAACCAAATTGATAATAGAAATTTTTTATCACCTGTTGGATTTCGATTTACTTTAAGTAAATATCCAAAGGTAAGTTTTTTCAGCAACAAAGCAAACATTCCAGGTATTGCTTTAGGAGTTGCTATTCAACCAACACCATTTAAAGAGATTCCAATTCCAGGTGATAAGTTGGAATACGAGGATCTTCGTCTTGAATTTTTGGTTGATGAAAATATGGAAAATTATACTGCAATTTATAATTGGTTATTGGGTTTAGGCTATCCTGAAAATATTAACCAATTTGATAACTTAGCAAATTCGCAACTTGTCAATTTATATTCAGACGCATCACTTGAAGTTTTAAATAGCAATTATAATCCCATTTTAAGAATTAAATTTAAAGATTTATTTCCAACCAGCCTAAACACTTTGGATTTTGACGCCACTCAAAGAGATTATACATACTTTACAGGTGTGGTTAATTTTAAATATACCATATACCAAATACAATCGCTTAATGGCACTGTTTTATGACCCTTGATGAAATTCAAACTATGTGGGATCAAGATTCACAAATTGATCCTGATAACTTGCATTTAGAATCTTTAAAAATTCCAGGATTACACGCAAAATATTTTAAAGTTTACAACAATTTAAAACTCCTACATAAAAAAAGTTCTTACGATTTAAGTGTAGCGAAAAAAGTTCGTTATGAATTTTATAGCGGAAAGGCAGAGCAAAAAGTTTATGTAGAAGAGCCCTTTGCTTTTAAAATTCGTGACAAAGAAACAATGACAAAATACATGGAGGCTGATCAAAAATTAAACGATCTTAGAATGAAGTGTGAATATTATGAAACAATGATGGATTATCTTGAAGAAATTTTGAAAACAATTCTAAACCGTACATATCAAATCAAAAACGCTATTGAATTTCAAAAATTTACTGCTGGATTTAGTTAATGAGTCATTTAATCATTTCAAAAAAGAACGAAGTATTTCTGCGTATTGAATCTGAACCACACGTTTTTCAAGAGTTATCAGATAGATTTACATTTGAAGTGCATAATGCCAAGTTCATGCCACAGTATCGTAAAAGATATTGGGATGGAAAAATTCGTCTATTCTCAACACATACTGGAGAAATTTATGTTGGTCTTCTTGACAAGGTAATTGCATTCTGCGATCAACATAATTATACCTATCAGTTTCGTGATAGTAAATTTTATGGCGTTCCATTTGAAGTCAATGACATGATTTCATTGGAAGGTGTTGCTGATTATATGAAGAAGATCTCAAAACATACACCAAGAGATTATCAAATTGATGGTGTGTATAGTGCCTTAAAATATAATCGTAAGTTATTGATTTCACCAACGGCATCTGGAAAATCTTTGATGATTTATAGCGTTGTAAGATACTATGTTGAAAGAGGATTTAAAATTTTAATCGTAGTTCCTACCACATCTTTGGTTGAACAAATGTTCAAGGACTTTCAAGATTATGGTTGGGATGCTGAACACTTCTGCCATAGAATTTACTCAGGTAAGGAAAAGACCAATAAATCTCCCGTAACAATAACAACTTGGCAATCTATCTACAAGTTAGAGAAAAATTGGTATTCTGATTTTGATGTTGTAGTTGGAGATGAGGCACACTTGTTTAAATCAAAGTCTCTAGTTGATATTATGACAAAATTGCTTGATTGTAAGTATCGTTTTGGATTTACTGGCACTCTAGATGGAACTCAAACTCATAAGTGGATTCTTGAAGGATTGTTTGGACCATCATACAATGTAACAAAAACAAAAGAACTTATTGATAAAGGGCACGTATCAAAACTAGACATTAAAATTCTTTTACTCAAACACGATTCACACAAGTTTAACACATATGAGGAAGAAATACAATATTTAATTGGTCATGATAAAAGAAACAATTTTATTAAAAATTTATCTTTAGATCTTAAAGGAAATACATTGATTCTTTATAGTAGAGTAGAGACTCATGGAAAGGTAATTTTCGACATCATAAATAGTAGTACACAGAATAGAAAAGTGTTTTTTGTTCATGGTGGTGTTGATGTCGATGAACGTGAGGAGGTTCGTAAGATTACTGAGCAAGAAAGCAATGCTATAATTGTAGCATCCTATGGAACTTTTAGTACAGGCATTAACATTAAAAAATTACACAACGTAATATTTGCATCTCCATCTAAATCTAGGATTCGTAATTTACAATCAATAGGAAGAGTATTAAGAAAAAGTACTGATAAAAACAAAGCTGTATTATATGATATCTCTGATGACATCTCAACAAAGACTATCAAAAATTACACTTTAAATCATCTTATGGATAGAATTAAAATTTACAATGAAGAATCATTTAATTATGAAATTGTACCTATTAACATGAGAACAAATGGAAGATGAATTCTTAGCTGTAATCAAATTAATTTCTGGTGAAGAAATCATGTCAATGGTATCCGCATGTCCAGAGAAAGATAGAATTATATTAGCTTTAGATCATCCAATTACTATGAAGGAACAAGAAACACCCATGGGAACTATCATCAAAGTAGAACCCTGGATTAAGTATGATAATGATAGTTTATACTTTATTGATATGGATAAAGTAATAACAATAACTGAAGTTACAAGTAATAAAATAATAAAAATTTATAATGAATATGTTAAAGAAGTTTCTATAGGTTCTAATAAAATAAAACCTGATAGAAAAATGGGTTACATATCTACTATAGAGGACTTCAGAAAAGACTTAGAAAAACTCTATAAATCTTCTAATAATTAATAGATATATTTTTATCAACCCTGACAGAGTTATTATAGCAGTTTTCAGTAGTCTTGTCAAGTACCTCTTGCAAATATCTTCTGAGTATGCTAAAATGGCAACATATAAGAGGTAAACCATGTCCAAGGGAAGATCCAGATCAGATCATTACGTGAATAATAAGGAGTTTCTCCAAGCTTTAAGCGATTACCGTTACATGGTAAACCAGGCAAAGGAAGCAGGAAATCCAAGACCATGTATTCCACGATACATTGGTGAATGTTTTTTAAAGATTGCCACACACTTATCATACAAACCAAATTTTGTCAACTACATGTTCCGTGAGGATATGATTTGCGATGGCGTAGAAAATTGTGTACAATATATTGACAACTTCGATATTAATCGTGGAAATCCTTTTGCCTACTTTACACAAATTATTTACTATGCCTTTCTTCGCCGTATTCAAAAGGAGAAAAAACAACTTGACATTAAGAGTAAAATTCTTGAACAGTCTAACTTTGATGAAGTCTTCGTTTCTGATGGTAACATTCTGGATGGATCTGATTCTGAGTACAATGGAATCAAAAATGCAATTCACTACAGGATGATTCACAACTGATGAAAATTGCTATCATTACTGATCAACACTTCGGTGTAAAAAAAGGAAGTAAGATCTATCATGATTACTTTCAAAAATTTTATGATGAGGTCTTCTTTCCAACTTTAGAAGACGAAGGCATCTCTACGGTTATTGATCTTGGTGATACCTTTGATAATCGTAAAGTAATCGATCTCTGGAGTTTGGATTGGGCAAAGAAAAACTATTACAATATTCTGGAAAAAAAGAAGATACATGTTTGGACTGTTGTTGGTAATCACACAGCATATTATAAAAATACAAACAACTTCAATACAATCGATGTTGTGTTAAACAAATATGACAACATCACTAAGATACGAGATCCTATCGAAGTAGTTTTTGATGATCTTCAGGTACTCTTCATTCCTTGGATTAATGAGGAGAATCAAGAGTTGACTATGAAATTGATTAATTCATCAAAAGCAAAAGTAGCTATGGGTCACCTGCAACTTACTGGCTTCTCCATGTATAAAGGCATGGTTCAAATGGAAGATGGTTTAGATCCAGAAATCTTTACTAAATTTAAACGAGTATTTTCTGGTCACTATCATACTCGTAGTAATAACGGAAAGATTTTTTATCTTGGAAATCCTTATCAAATGTATTGGAATGATTGTGATGACTCTAGAGGGTTTCATATTTTTGATACTGAAACTCTCAAGTTAAAAACAATTGACAATCCATTTCAACTATTTCAAAAGATTCATTACTCTGATACCAATCATCAGATTTACAACTTTACCAAGTGTAAAGAAAAGTATGTTAAACTGATTGTTGAAAAGAAAACCAGTCAAGTTAAGTATGACAAGTTTATAGACAGGCTCTTGACATCTGACTGCCATGAGGTTAAAATTGTAGAGAACTTTACTGTAAATGATGTTGATGATGTTGACCTGACTCAAATTGAAGACACAGTTTCCATCTTAAATAAGTATGTTGAAGACAGTGAAATTTCACTCAACAAAAAGATAATTATGCAACACATAGAATCCATATATAAGGAAGCTTGCGAGGTAGATTAATGTATGTCATTTGTCTAAAAGACAATGTAAATCAAGGATTATACGCAGTCGAAAATGAAGTAGGACAAAAAGTTTTATATTTATTTTCCGAAGAAGATGATGCCGAACGATTTGTTGGTCTTTTAGAAGCAGATGATTATCCTGAGTTAGAGGTAGTAGAAGTAGAAGATAAACACACAATTAACATATGTGAAGAGCATGACTACACATATATGATTATTACTCCTGACGATTTGTTAATTCCACCCAATTATCATGATTCTGTTCAAAACGATTAAATGGAAGAACTTTCTATCTACGGGCAACCAGTGGACTGAAATTAATCTGCATGAAAGTGATACTACTCTGATCATTGGTATTAATGGTGCTGGCAAGAGCACAGTGCTTGATGCTCTAACTTTTGTCTTGTTTAACAAGCCATTTCGTAAAATTAATAAACCTCAGTTAGTCAACTCTCAAAATGACAAAGACTGTGTGGTTGAAATTTATTTTTCAAGTGGGAACAACGAGTACAAAGTTGTTCGTGGAATCAAACCTACTTTATTTGAAATTTATAAAAATGGTGAAAAGCTACCACAGAATGCCGACGTTAAAGATGATCAATGTCATTTAGAAAACAATATTCTTAAACTGAACTATAAGTCATTTACTCAGATCGTTGTTTTGGGTTCTAGTAGTTTTGTTCCTTTCATGCAGCTGACTGCTGCAAGTCGTAGAGAAGTTATTGAAGATCTTCTTGATATCAAAATCTTTTCTTCAATGAATGATGTCATTAAAACAAAAATTAAAGATACAAAAGATCAAATTAAAGTTTTAGATTTGAAGGAAGATTCTTTTCAAGATAAAATTAAAATGCAGGAATCATTTATTAATCAACTGCAAGAACTTGGTCAAAAAGAGATTGACGATAAGAACCAAAAGATTGATGATCTTACAACACAGATTGAGTCTACAATTAGCACTAATGAAGAAGTTCAAAAAAATTTAGATGATAAGAATGATGTACTAGAAAACTTTTCTAATCCTTCTGAGAAACTTCGTAAGTTAGGAAATCTTAAAGGTAAGCTATCGCAAAAGGTAGCAAACATTACTAAAGAACATAAGTTTTTTACTGAGAATACGGTATGCCCTACTTGCACTCAAGGTATTGACGAAAAATTTCGCCTAGATAGAATAGCAGACGCTCAAAATAAAGCAAAGGAGT